GATATGATCTTTACACATGCTGGTAAAACACATTCTGATGGTTCTCTATTGGTAACTACAGCACAGTATCAACCAAATATAGAAATTAAATTTATAGATTTATATCCTATAAGTATAGGTGGTTTAGAATTTAATGTACAGAATAGTGAAGTTGAGTATCTACAAGGCTCTGTTTCATTTGCTTATAGGAAGTATTCAATTGACATCATAAAATAGGTATGCTATAATGGGTATATTAGTATACGAACATGGAGAATATGCTCTAGAGTTAGACAGAAGTAAAGGTATTGTCTGGCATAATGGTAAGCTTCTGTTTAAAGGCTTTGCTTACACAGCTATAAAAATATATGTACAAAACGTACCTGAAGAAAGAAAAAAGTTTCGTTCTCAATTAAGTATGAGACAGAAAGTACAATTTAAAGAAAAGAAAGATGAATAATGAAATGGTTAGTTGTTGTTATTTTTTCTGGTGTATTACAGAATGGCACAATGGAAACATTTGTTTTTACAAATCCAAGATTTAATACAGTAGAAGAATGTATTGTATATGCTAATAATCCTCCTGACATACGGAATATGGTAAGAAGAATTTATGCAGAATATAATGAAATAAAAGATATACATAAAGTTGTTTGTTCTACAGAAAAACAGATAATAGAAGTATTAAGATTAAGTGTAGGAGAAGATACTTGAAGATAGAAGACATTATGGAAATGTGGACTAAAGATAGTAAAATTGATGAAACAGAACTTGCTACAGAAAGTTCAAATATACCAGTTTTACATAATAAGTACTTAAAAATATTTATGGCTGAAAGAATAAAACTATTCTCAGCAAAAGCAGAGTTAAAAAAGAAACGTAGAGTTTTACTTGAGTATTATCTTGGTGAATTAGATGAACAAGAACTCAAAGAACTTGGTAGGGACCAGTTCTATAAAAAACTTTTAAAGAATGAAGTTGATTTATATATTGATAGCGATAATGCTCTTACAGAGCATAGTTTACGTGTATCATTACAAGAAGAAAAAGTAAACTATTTAGAAGCAGTTTTACGACAAATAAATAACAGAGGCTTTCAGATAAAAAATGCAATCGACTGGAACAGATTTATCACTGGATAGCGAAGATAGAGTTGCACTCTTAAAAATGCGAATTGAAAAGTTTAAGAAAGATAATGCAATATTATGGACAAAAGTATATCCATACAAAACTACGAAACTATTCCCAGAAGAAGAGACACCATTACAATCAGAGCAAAAGACTCTGTCCATGTTAGAATTGAAACAGAAAATGGTATCTCGAAAGAAATAAGTGAGTACTTCACTTTTGATGTACCAGGTGCATCATTTATGCCTGCATATCGTAATCGATACTGGGACGGTAAGATTAGATTATATAATGTAAATACTAAACTTATATATCGTGGACTCATTCATCACATAAAACTTTTTGCTGAACAGAGAGATTATGATTTAAATATTCTAGACGGCTTAGATGATATAAATGATATATCTACAAAAGAAGCCGAAGTATTCTGTAAAGATTATAAAATAAAGCCTCGTGACTATCAAATCGGAGCATTTGCCCATGCTCTACGAAATGAAAGGGCCCTCGTATTATCTCCTACTGCTAGTGGTAAATCTTTAATAATTTTTATGTTATGTGATTATATACCAGGGAGAAAGTTAATTATTGTCCCCACAACGTCATTAGTTTATCAGTTAGATAAAGACTTTAAAGATTATTCTGATTCTAACAATAGTTATTCTACACATTTAATTATGGCAGGGCAAGACAAAAATGCAGAGGCAGACATTTTTATTTCTACATGGCAATCTATATACAAACAACCTAAGAAATGGTTTGATCAGTTTGATATGGTAATTGGCGATGAAGCTCATTTATTCAAAGCAAATTCACTTACAAGAATTATGACTAAGTTAGAGAGATGCGATTATAGATTTGGTTTTACTGGCACATTAGATGGTACACAGACACATAGATTAGTGTTAGAAGGTTTGTTTGGTCCAGTTATGAAAGTTATTTCTACTAGACAATTAATTGATAGTAAAACAATAGCAGACTTAAAAATTAAAGCATTAGTTCTTAAATATAGTGATGCAACACGTAAAATGATGAGTAATGCAAAGTATGATGAAGAGATTAAGTTTTTAGCAGGCCATACACCAAGAAATAATTTTATAAAAAACTTAGCATTGAGTAGAAAGGGTAATACTCTCATATTGTTTCAGATGGTAGAAAAGCATGGTAAAATAATATATGACTTAATAAATAGTAGTGTTAAAGACAGAAAGATATTTTTTATATATGGTGGTGTAGATGTACAAGAAAGGGAACGTGCTAGAGAAATTACTGAAAAAGAAAAAGATGCAATTATCGTTGCTAGTTATGGTACATTCTCAACTGGTATCAATATACGAAACTTACATAATATTATCTTTGCTAGTCCTACTAAGTCTCGCATAAGAAACTTGCAATCAATAGGTAGAGGTTTAAGAAAAGGTGAACAAAAAACTGTGGCGACTTTATACGATATTTCTGATGATTTATCTTGGAAGTCTTGGAATAATTTTACTCTTAAACACTTTGCAGTACGTGTGAAAATGTATAATGAAGAAGAATTTGATTACAAGATATATAACATAAGGTTAAAAGATGATCTCCATAATTAAACTATCAAATGGTGAAACTCTACTTGCTAGAGTAACTTTCAGAGATAATAATAAGATGACAGTAAAAGAACCACTCAAGTTAGATATTGTCGAACACTTTGGTGGTCCCGCTATGATTACAACATTCTGGGTACCATTTGAAGAAGATAATTTAAGTGTTGACATCAGTATGCAACATGTGATAATGTCTGTAGAAGTACCTAAAGATATAAGAGGATTTTATACTAAATCTTTATCAAAAGTTAGGGGCGAAGTGGATAAAGAAAATATTGATCAATTGAAAGAAAGAGTGAAGAAAGCAATGAATACATTAACATCAAACAATAGAATTACGTTGCATTGATATGGCAAAAAGACAAAAACATAATTATGTTGATAATAAAAAATTTCTAGCAGAGATGATAAAATATAGAGAATCTGTAATCAGCAGTTCAGAAGAAGATCGTCCGAGAGTTCCTTACTATATCGGTGATTGCATTATGAAAATAGCTACACATTTATCATACAAACCAAATTTTGTGAATTATACATTTAGAGAAGAAATGATATCTGATGGTGTAGAAAATTGTCTTCAATATATCGATAATTTTAATCCAGAAAAATCAAAGAATCCATTTGCATATTTTACTCAGATTATATACTTTGCATTTCTAAGACGTATACAAAAAGAAAAGAAATATTTGTATACTAAGTATAAAGCATCTGAGAATACAAATCTTTTTGGTGAAACAACTGAGAAACATGATCATGATGGTGGCTCAACTTATAATGATAAGATAAAGTATAATGAATGGAGTGAGGAATATATGCACGATTTCATAGAAAACTTTGAAGATCATAAAAGAAGAAAAAAGAAAGTTAAGAGTGTAACACCACTTGATAAGTTTATGGAAGAGTAAATGAAAATAGCTTTGATTAATGACACCCATTGGGGTGTGCGAAATGATTCACAACACTTTTTAAATTACTTCAGAAGATTTGTAGATAATATATTTCTACCATACATAGATGAACATCAGATAACTACAATAGTACATCTTGGTGATATTGTAGATAGACGTAAATATATTAACTTTGTAACTCTCAGACATTTGAAAGAAAGTCTTATCAATCCAATACTTGATAGAGGACTTGACTTTCATGTCATTGTTGGTAATCATGATGTACCCTATAAAAATACAAATGATATCAATTCTATGGCAGAACTATTTGATCAACATAATGTATCATATTACTCAGAGCCTTCTGTGCAAACATTTGATGGAACTGATATTCTTTTTATGCCATGGATTAATTCTAGTAATTATGCAAACTGTATTAATGAAATAAAAAATTCTAAATCTCAAATATGTTTTGGACATTTAGAGATAGCTGGTTCACCAATGATGAGAGGGCATACTAACGAACATGGTATGAATGTAGAAGATTTTAAAAACTTTGACATAGTATGTTCTGGCCATTTTCACACAAAATCATCAAATAGAAATATAGAGTATCTGGGCACACAGTATGAACTTACATGGAGTGACTACCAAGATCCCAAGGGTTTTCATATCTTTGATACTAACACTAGAGAATTAAAAATGATACGTAACCCTTATCGTATGTTTCATAAAATATTCTATG